GTTATTAATTTAGCTGTGATTTTTTATATGAAAGGATATATTATGAGAATTACTATAACAACCAATCTTGATAGTGTAGGTTCCAGTTTTAAGGAAAGACTTGGAAGCGTCAGTAAGGAAGAAATGTTTGATGAGATAGCGTTTTATATGGAAAATGAAATGCGAAAAAGGTTTGACAGCGGAACAGATTATCTGGGAAATGCGTGGGCCTCTTTGAAAATCAGAAAAGGGAAACCGCTTAATGACACAGGAATGCTTAAAGGCTCTTTGGGGACAGCTACGATAAAGGGAAACAGTGTTTCAATATTCAGTAATTTAGTTTATGCAGGGATTCACGATAGAGGTGGAACTATAATGCCTAAGAATGCTAAAGTTCTACATTTTAAAGTCGGCGGCACTGATTACTTTGCCAAATCGGTAACTATTCCTAAGCGGCAGTTTAGCGGTATCAGTGACAAAAATAAAGAGGATTTGAAAAAAATTATTAATGATTATCTTGTTAATAAAAAATTATTTTTATAAGACTTTTGCATTTCATCCAAAAGTAGGATATAATTTTAATGTTATAAAATCTTTATAAATTTAGAATTTAATCTTTTTAGGAGGAGGAAATGGAAAACAAAACTTATTTTGATGGGGAAGTATCTGAACTAGTAGGAATCTCAATTCTAAGTATATTTATATCAATAATTACCGCTGGTTTAGGTTTTCCTTGGGTTGCATGTATGTCGTATAGATGGCAAATTGATCATACTGTAATAGAAGGGAGAAGGCTGAAATTTAGCGGTAGGCCCGAAAGTTTATTTGGAAATTGGATAAAATGGGTCTTATTGACTATAATAACTGGTGGTATATATGGTTTTTGGGTTCCTGTTAAGCTGGAACAATGGAAAGTGGAAAATACTTCTTTTGCAAATTAAAATTACTTGAAAAGAGCTGTGAGAAAAAAATCCAGCTTTTTTTAAAAAAGTTCTTGACATTTCCGTACGAAAATGGTATTATTAATTATCGTACGGAAGAGGTGGGAATATGAAAGACAAAATTATGAAGAAAGTAAACTTTAATAAAGGAGGTGCAGGTGGATATACCCCAAGAATAACATTGAATAGTAAATGGGTTGAAGATATGGATATAACTAGAGAAGATAATGAAATAGAGGTAAGATACAATAAAGAAACAAAAGAAATCATAATAAAAAAGGCGAAATAAAAAAAATCCTCTCTCTCGTAACGAAAAAGAGGATATATACATATAATGTATTCGCCAATACCATTATACTATATATTCTCTTAAAAAACAAATATTTTTAGGAGGAATTCGATGGGAAATATCATAGATCTAGTAAGAATAGAGAGAAATAAAAATTATGGATTAGTTGTAAGTAGTAGAGTTATTGCCAAAGCATTGAATAGAAGACATAAAAATATCATAAGAGATATTGATAAAATTTGTGAAAGTTCAATCAGCTCAAATTTGAGCCAATTGATTTTTACAAGTAAATACAAGGATAGCAGAAACAGAAACTATCGTGAATATCTCTTAACCAAAGATGGATTTATTCTTTACATGTTCAACATTCAGGGGCATAACAAGTTTAAAATCTCATACATAAATGAGTTTAATAGAATGGAAAAAGCATTAAATGAGAGAAAAGAAAATGAAACAAAAGTAATCCAAATTGAAGCACCCAAGAAATTAACATTTAGGGGAGAAATTGTTATTACATTGTCTCAGTTGTCAGAGATTCTTGGAAAGGACAGGGAAACTATAGGGAGCAAACTGGAACACAAAAATATAATATCAGGTAATGACTTGAGGGAGTTCAAGTCTGAGAATCAGGGGAAGAAATACATGTCCTGCTTGACAATACTGAACAAGGATGAGGCTGTGCAGGTGGCTGAAAGGATTAAAAATGTCAGTGAAGAAAGTAAACAAGAACTTATGAGATACTTCATTCCTGATATGGAGAGCATTAAGGACAGCAGACATTGGAGAAGAATAAAAGATATGCAGAGCGAGTTATGTGTATCTGGAAAGGTATTCTTTGCTGAAGTGAAGAAATTGGAAGAAAGTATTGAAAAACTTAAGGAATTAAAAATGCAAATTCTTGCATATATCCAATTCATGAATTATGACATTCACGAATTAGAGAAATAATTAAATTTTACAAAGGTCACGATTATTAATTTAGTCGTGATTTTTTTATTATATAAATTTTTTAAAAGGAAAGGAGCAAAAAATATGTCTTTTGTGTTATTCAAAGCTGGAGATTATGGTAATAAAGGTAAATGGGATAATAAACATTTAGCTAATCTTGTCAATAATAAGAAAGAGTTGGATATAATCCCTTATCATACAAGCGAGTTTACAAAACTTGGAGTATTGAGAAATGAAATTCCGGTTATTGGGAAGTTCAAAGGTATAAATGTTAAAGGCGATGAGATAGTTGCTGATAATGTTGAAATATTTGACAGAAAAGAATTTAAGAACCGCAAGGTCGACAGGCTTTCTGTTGAGATTGAAAATGGGGAGATAACTCGTGTTGGTGCACTTCCTGTTGGGGTTGAACCTGCTGTCAGCAATAGCGGAAGTTTTGCTGATGGAGAGTTTTCTCAAGGATTTGAGATGGATTGGATTAATCAAAATAACATAATTGAATTTAGCGACGGTGGAAGTGCCGAAGGTAAAAATAATAATGGAGGGAAAGACGGAATGAATTTTGAAGATTTTTTGAAAAAATTGTTGGAAGCTGGAAGTGAAGACAAGATAAAAGCAGTCAATGAAGTATTGAAAACCTTGTCTGAAGAAGAATTGAAGAAAGTTGAGATTCCAAAAGATAAAGGGCCTGATAAAACTGAAGATGAAATTAGAGCGGAAGTTAAAAAAGAGTTCGCAAGGGAGCAGGAAATAAGAGAATTTATGTTGAAAAACTCCAATAAAATAACACCTGCCTTGAAAAAATTAGGGATTGAAGAGTTTGTTAAACAATCTTTTGAAAATAATGACGGCGTTGTTGAATTTTCTGTAAACGGCAATAACCAGTCAGTTAAGTCGAGCGATATTTTATCTAAACTGTTTGAAAACTTGCCAAGTTTTGGTGGGCATAAGCCGCTGGAGTTTGGCAGCGATGATGACGAAGTTTCAAGACAGCAGCAAATGATAGCCGATGAAATAGCAGGATATAAAGCTAGAAACAATATTAAATAAGGAGTGGTGGATGTGAAAAATAGAGTTAAATTTTATGGTGAAGATAAGAAAAAAGATATTGTGCTAAATGAGTTTTTTCCAAGAAAAACGGTTACATTGGCACAAGGTGAAGTTATAAAATACGGTCAGGCATTGGTTTATGATACAACTACTGGGAAATATAAGAAATATGATTCCAGCACACCTGGAGGTAAGTTGCCAAAAACTTTTTATGTCGGTGTGGATGAAGATGTGGATGCGACAACTGAAGATGTTAAGATTCAAGTTGTAAGGGCTAGTGATATTGATGGAAAACTTGTTGTTGGAGTGGCTGATACAGATTATGCGGCACTTGATAACCTGGATAAATACGGAATAAATGTAAGATTTGATAATATTGAAGCAAAATAACAGAGGGGATGATTATAGATGTTAAACGATATACAATTAAAATTAATGGCTTTATATGCGGTTGTAGAGCCGAAGGTGCAGACGCACTACCTGGACAGATTTGGAAATGCAAATCCTGAATATATGAGCGACAATGAAACTATTCTTTTAAAAGATTTGAATGATTACTTGGTTGAAGCAAGTATTATTGAGCGTGGGAGCGAGATTCCTTTCATAAAGGTAAATGGTATGGAAAGTATGGCAATTACGCCTGATATTGTGGCTGCTTCTTATGAATTAAAACCTATTATGAATGGTGGAACTGCTACCTTTATTAATGGTCAAATGGTTGATCCGCAAAAATATCAGGAAGACAGATTGCTTTTAAAATTGAAAAATGCGATGTTGAAAACTAAGGAAAAAATGGCTGCTAATGCTTTCTTGCAAGGGAAATATGTTCAAGCAAATTCTCAAACTGAAATTGATTTTAAATTCAATAATCCAATTGCAAAAGATGCCAAGAAAATTAATAACTGGGTTACTTTTTTCTTTGACATAATTGATGACTATGAGAAAAAAAATGGGGTAATGCCAGACAGAATTGAATTAGGGAGAACTTTATTTGATAAGTTAATCAAAAACAATGAATTTATTGAAGTTGCAAAAGCCTATTCCAATTCAATTGGGCTATCTGCTGATGAAAAGCAAGTTTATTTAGACTTGCTAGGACAAAGAATTTCTAAGTTAAGAACAGCTCAAGACTTTAATGGAAGAGATATTGCAACTGACAATATGATTTATTTATCAAATGACAATGCTTTAGTTCCTGTATTTGCGGCACTTGAAGCGGTGGATGCGACAGGAAAGCCTTTTGTATTTGTTGGACAGGAAATACTGGATGAAA